GAGTTAAAACAAAAAACCCAAGACAATGGCCGTTATCTCAAACGACATGTCTCGGGTGGTAGTTCCGAAGTCCCTATTGATTTGTTACAAATATTATATCACATTATTCGACTTTTACACCTCTAAAGCCGGGTACTATCATGCGTTCTGCCTTCACGGGCAGCTTAAACTGACGGCTGAGATCAACATACTTATCTTTCAACATGTTGATCTGTCTTTGTTCGACTTTTCGGGTAAGATCATCACCGGCCGCGGTTGCCACAATGGCTCGATCCTTGGCTCCCCTGATGGCCGTCTCTAACTTACGCTGTATCTGGGTTGCCTCATAGATCGTGTACTCTTTACCATCAAATTCCAACTTCTTCGTGGATAATTGTTCCAACTTACTGAGTTCTGACTGAGTATGTGCAGGACGGGAGATTCCCAACAATATCGGAAAGGCAATATGACGACAATTCCAAAATCCTATCTGTCTCTCCAGGCTATCTTGTAAGTGTGCATATTCCTTATGTGAATATTGCTTGCCCTGGTATGGTAGATGATCGGCCGCACACCCCGCATGGGCTGATAATTCCACACCATCAGCGCCGAATTGACGCCCAACGCGATCATGGTTGGCCTGCCATATATCCCTGGCACCATCGAGTATATTTTGCCTGAGTTGACTGTCAAGGCGTCGGGAATAGTTGCTTTCAAAGTCGACTATTCGAATACCACTATCGGCCATGTTTAATAAGGAGTGTCTCAGTATAGGATCAAAGCCCTCCTGGCCAATCGCCATGGATGTTACGGCCTGATCGACAATTCTGATATATTGCTCCTTGAATCCGAAATATTTCACCGATCCATCGAGACCTAACGATCTAAAGCCGATCATCCTTGTGTTTGAAAGGTTGAGAAAACTGTCTTTTGTTGTTTGTGCAACACTTTGGATTAGATTCTGCAATGCTTGACGCTTTTTAAGCGGTAATCCCACTAAGGCATTATCTTTATAGTATTTCAACGCTGTTTCATAAGCAACCTGATCAGCAGCAGAGAATATCGCTTCACTTTCAGCAACGCCTGCCCTTATGGCCTTGAACACTCGTAGATAAAGATCATCCGCTTCTGCATATCCGGCCAGAACCGCGTTTCTTTGCCCTGATACTGAGGCGTTTCTCAGTATGGCTGTACGCTTGCCAAGAACCTCGAGCATTTGAGAGTTGACTCGTGTGAGACTCTGGGCCGTCCGCTCTGCATAGTTGTCGAAATCATCCAGTGAGGGCATTATTTACGCTTATTCCAACAACTGAGTGACCGTAGGATTGGCCGCCTTGATTCCCTGAATGGCCTGTGTTGCATCTACTAAGCTTTCCCCAAAGAAACGGACGCGGTACTCAATAGGAGATCGTAATCCCTGGGCAACTTCTTCCTGCCACATCTTACGCTCAGTATGTTCGTCTGTAATGTAACTGTCATCGGCCAAGATGGTGATTTTAGCATCGGCCATCACCCCAGGAGCTTTAAGAACATTTGCTCCAATCCACAAAATCGCTCTCACAACCTGGATCAACGCTTCACTGACACTGATCATCTCTTTCGAGACGTTCTTAACCAGTGTTTGCTTGGACCCCGTGTATTCCGTTGCGGTTTTGATGGTCCCGTTATCGTCGAGCTGATAGAATCCCTCTCCCAGGCCAACTTTGAAGCTGAAAATATCCAGCATCTTCTGAATGCCTGCAATGTTCTCATCAACGCGCAAAGTGGGGTTATATTCTTCTAATAATTTCCCCTGTTGAGTAGAATCTCCAACTTTGAGAAACAGCGATGCTCCGGCCATCTGTGGTGCGACACTGTTCCCGTCCACATCTTCAGAGAACATCGACGAATTCATGAATACCATCTTGCGGCCTAACATGAAGTCAACAATAAAGTTGTCGAATGCCGCGTCCAGACCCTTTAGCACGTCCTCATTGCCATCGATGATCGATGCCCCAAATGGAGAGGCAATATCATGACGGTTATAGCCGCTTTTTCGTATCAGACTGAACCAAGGCTCTGGAGATAAAGTGTGAATGATTGCCGGATCACCCACAATCTTGCCATCTTTGTCAATTGTGAGATTAGTCAGCACGTACAAGCCTTTTTCCAGCGTGTGCATACTGACATCGATAAATTCCTTGTCTTCAACCGTGCGAGAACTGGCAAAAGCCACTTCCTTGATAATACCGTTGCGATGGCTGATTGGAACTATCTGATCGGCGGCCAAGAAGTTGATGCCAATTCTGTCACCCTTCAGCAATCGACTGTTATCATCCTCAGTAACGGCCATGTTTTCAACATAAACCTCAAAAGCCGCGGTTCCTGACCATCGAGACGTGGTAATCAACTCGTTTGCATTGCGTCCAAAGGCGTTCTCAGCCAAAATACCGCCTTTGCCATCCTCGCCCTGGAGCCACATTTCGCTTGGCTTGTTATCCAGTTCAATTCTGGTTTTTTCATTCAACAGGAACGAAGCCCAATCTTCGGATCCACGTTTAAGCATGTCAGTTTTATGACGCTTGATTTTCGTGTATTTATTGTTGACCAGGTCAGTCATGGCACTGTATTCGTGGAAGCCGTCTACGGATCCCTCCAACCAGTGACGCCATTCGGCAATCTTCTCATACATCGGACTTTTACTGAGCTTGCGATCCATAATCTTATTAATCGCATCAATCACAAATTGAATGTTCATTGCCTAACTCCTAATTCGTCAATAAATACCTGCCATGAATATTCCCAGGCGTCTGCAACATCCGCGATATCGGGATCATTATCCAGACGAATATCCCCTGGTTGCTTCTCATCCCATATCTGGTTCTTCAAACTGTTGATCAACAGGGAGCACGACCGCATGATCTGCATCTTACCCAGGTTGAGCATACGTTCTTGAGCATAAATGCGCGTGTTGATTTGTTCTTTTTCAGCCAACACGGCCACAACTGGCAATAGAGCGCGTCTCAACGCATTGTTAATCCCGTTGATAATCGTCTCAGGATGATCACAAAACGCATACGTGTGTTTGATCTTCGGATACGCCGCCATTTGCGCTTTCACAAAGGCCACAAAATCAGTTTCAATCTGATCAGGGCTTACGCCTTTGCTTTCCCGCTTTTTCTCAGCCAACGCACACACACCCTTGGCCCCGCGCCGAATCCCCGTTGCAGTAAAGACCGTATGGGAATGATTCTCCCCAAAGTCGACTCCGTATGTTATGTACTTCAAGTCTTCCGGTGGTTGATCAACGATCCACTTATTAGGATTGTCCGCAAACTGCCTGAAGATCAGGCCTTCAGCAATCACTCGTTGACCAAGAATATCCCTGCGGTACCACACGGAATTTTGGTTATACTGAGCTTTGATCTCTTCCCGACGTTGATTTGAAATGCTTAGATTGTCTTCCAGTGTGAAATGCTGATATCGATAGCCAGATAAGTTATTTTTCCTATACAGATCAATGTAATCTGAATATATCGTATGATTCGGATTACACGGGTTCAAATCCCATAATGTCAGTGGATCCAACGCGGCCGCTTGCCGGCCCATGGCCACTTTGATGAAACTGATCCGACTGTCCTCACTATCAAAATGCTCGTTGATCTCAGTAGCAATCCAGATACCATAGGAGTTACCCAGGATACGGCGATAGCTATCCGCTTTTCCACCACCAACGAAGATAACGATCTTCTCCCCTATTTGGGTCTGAATGTATAATGCCTCATTATCTCGAAATTTCCCCCACCGGCAACGGCCACGAAATAACGCTTCAAGTCCGAAGCCATTGCACACACCAATGTTCAATTTTGCATTTGCCAACGTGGATCCAGATGCTAAATGGATTTTATCCCTGCATATTTCCAACTTTGCCGCAGCGATAATACAGTGATCGATTGTTTTCCCCGATCGTATCGCGCCTTCCGCTACACTGATCCTTGATACAATGCCATCCTCAATATACTGAGCATGCTTAAGCGATAATGGCGCAAACGGAATGGTTCGCTCTAAGATCATTGAGCGTCCTTGCGTTTGGCATCTTCAATCAGATCGACCAAAGCGGATAAATCTTCCACCTTCTGCTCAGTATGAGAGTTGTCAGCACTGTCAAGCCGCGCATATCGACCCAGTAACTCCAGGGCGCGCTGTTTGTCGTACAGCTCCAATACTGGAGTGCCATGGCGCGTGTAGGAGATTTTCTTCACTGAATCGCTATCTTCTAAAACTTTATCCCATTTGATATCAGCCTTGCCGGTCAATGGATCAATGGCGAAATAATCCCCCAATCTTGCCCGCGCCTGGTTTGTCAATCGCGTAATAACCTCATTTGCAGACGCCCCCAGTTCTTTCAGCCGTTCTGTAATCAGCACTTCCACCGCGGGGTTGCTTAAAAGCCGATAGCCGGTCTTCTCCGGCGCTCCATATCCTGCGTTTTCGGCTGCTTCCCTGGCATTCCATGATTGGAGATAGTGCTCAACAAAGCAGCGTTGCTTAGGTGTTAGTGGCATGTTACCTCAATGGTGCACTCCTATGTGGTTCCATTTTCAAGCCTTTTCAATGCCGCCTCGAGCTCAGTAACACGTGTGGCAAGGCGCTCGATAGTCCTGGTCTGGTCTGCTATTCGGCGGTCTCGTTCTATAACTTCAGCCTGGAGCTTTTCAATTTCCTTCTGCTGTGAAGTTTTCAAGTTTTCAAGCTCCTGGATTTTCTGGTCACGACTGCGAATTTCATCTCGGAGCGCTTGAATATCTTCTTTCAATTCTCCGATCTTCGCTCCTTGCTGCGAATTTTTGCATTCTTGTTCATTGACTCTCTGGTCTAAAATGGCTAAACGATCTACATAATTCTCAATCAGGATCGCTTCTGCCCGCGCTGCTATCTCATGCGCTTCATGGTCAATCTTGTGCGCTTCTGCTTTTACCTTTTTACGATTGGCGATCGCCTGTACGATGGCCACAACCCCACCACCACCGAGAGCACCTACGAGAGCCAGTAAAACTGGCATCCAATCCATGATTAACCTTGCGATTCGTTAGCGCCCATGGCCGCGGACAGATACTCAGTATCAGTTATGGGTTGAATGTCATATTCAGGAGTAGCTACATTGTCAATAATCAACATCGAACGTGGCTTATCAGTCAAATCATGCAGAATATTGCTTGCTCTACCAGCAATTACCGCGGTAAGAATTTGCCCTACAATCGCGCTCTGGAACACCGCGCCGAATAGGTTGATTCCACCAAGGAACGTCAATACCCCGGCCACAACCCATGCGATATACATGATCCAGAACTTGTCCCAGCTAAATTTGTCAAACAGCGGTTCAACGATGGCCGCAATAATCGCGTTCGCCAACGTTGCTATACCAAACAGTAAAGCTAATTGTGATGGGTCAAAATTCATCTTATACCTCCAAAGTAGGTTAAACAAAAAACCCGAGACAAGATGATCATCTCAGATCATATGTCCCGGGTGGATATCCGGATTGCCTATTTAGTTGTGATTCTATTTTAGCACAATAATGAAAAAACGCCTTATCCGCTTATGGCTTAGGCAGTCCTGGCAACGGCATCCAATGGGTTACATTCCTAACACCCGTTTCATTCCACATTTCAGAATACGAATTCCATCCGTTGAGACCGTGAAAACCCACTGAGTATGATTCCCCAAACATCGTCGAGTTCACATCGCAAACTAACACATCTTTGCTGTGTTCTGGCGGTTCTGAAGCCGCTATCCATCCGCTTGACTTCTTCGCTTTGTCCGCCTCAACCAATTCAAGCAACCCCTGAAGCGCGGCAGCAAGTTTGTCCATATTGAATACATTTTTGCTCGGACTGTAAAGATGATCAATTTGTTTTTGCACAAACTCTCTGGAAGGTGGTGTGCTTTTCGCTTCCTCGACTGCCTCATCAAGGCGATCTCGTATGTCACTACTATTTGGTTCTTTACCCATCCATCCATCATTACTCATTTCTCACCTCTCAGTATCAGGGGGGAAAGCGTTCTTCACAAGACCATCTGGAATTTTGACGTTTTCCACTGTACCGTCTTGAATCTTAAAGCTCCCCGATAATACAACGTACGGATGTTCCCATCCGCATCTTTTGCAATGTTGAACATTAGCAATATAATTGCCACCAATATGCTTATCAAAATATACAAGTTTATGACCAAATATTCTACATAAGAGATTGCGCTTCATGTCACCTCCAGAATAAGCCTGATTATAATTCACCTTCCCTGCCATCTCCTCACCATCCGCTCCATAATCCTATCAGGAATCGACCAGTGAAACGGTCGGCCGCAGCGCAAGCAGTACCCATGGGCTTCTCTCAGTATGCTGCCGCCATGCTGCAGATATACACCCGATTGACACTCTACCTCAACACCAATCTCGTTGCCACACTTGCATAAGTACGCGTCCAACATCTTGACCTCATTGGTACCTTGATCGGCCATAATCATCCTTTCATCGACATAATTATGATTGCCTCATGATTGCTCAGGTGATTGAGTCGTGCAAATAAATTTATTACATCTAATTCCTTGATATTGCACTTCCGGCATCCACACATCCCACGCTGGGTATCAATCCAGAAGCTCGGGTTAGCATCATCATGGAAGGGACATTTAGCTACGAACCAACGACCAGATCTGTCCGACGGCTCCGCGTCAATCAAATCCAAAATCGATACCCTGGCGCGGATCTCTTGCACTGAGTGGGTTTCACTTGCCCCAAACGCTTCATCGAAAGGATCGTCGCCACGTACATACTGAGTTCCCGAATTCTGAAACTGGTTCCGGAACTGATCTACAGTCTCCACACATTCCACTTCCGGCATGTATTCTTCACCCAGAACATCCGTGAGTTGATTCACTCTCAATATTGGAGCATCCTGCCACACCTGGTACTCAAATCCGCTGGGATGAACCGATGGCGGAATCAACACATACCCGCGCTCTGCCTTGATGTCCAGCATGGGGTTGTGATAGTTCTTGGCTGGGAGCTCAGTATGAAGGTAGACGTGCATCCCGCGTCGTGTCTGGACCATGTAAGTGCCCTGGGGATATTGCACCTCGAAGGCCTTCAGCCAATGCTCGAATACTGCCATGATGTCAAAATCGATTACCATTAAGCCATTACCGACAATCAGACCCAGGTTCATGATGCTTGAATAAAACCACTGCGAGAGCTCAGTGTAAGTGGGCAATCGCGTCTGAAATTCTTTCCAATCGACCATCGCTTTTTTTGACATAAAGCCAATTGGTATTACGGTACAACCGGCTTCAATCCAGCGCCTTGCCGTCTCGTAGGCTACGTTCATATTTCCCTCGTTGAATCGGTTATACCGTGTGTACCCTTATTAAAATAAAGGGTACAACGGTACAAGTGGTTAGACTGTTTCAAAACAGTTATTGGTCTAAGTGAGTCTAACGGTACAAGTGGCTTGTTATCGAGCATCATAAACCTTTGAGTTGTTGAAAAGACCTGGTATTTCAGTGATATGACCGTCCTTGACTGCTTGATCCAAGGCGGTAAGGAAATTGGATTTATTACCTTTAATTCGGTCATACAGCTCCGACTTATTCATCTTCCCTTCAGCAATCAGAAGGTCCCGAATGGCAGCCATGAGATTGGTGATCGTCTGTTGCTGTTTGTTCACTTTCACTGCCAGGGTTCGATAAAACCGAGCTTGAATGAGCTCATCGCTCACCGGATCAGAGTCGAAGGTCCACCGCGCTGCGAAAGCATCAACCGGTTTCCGGCGCGCTTTCTCGTTGGTTACTTCGATGATGTCCGAATTGCCATCTCTGCTTACCCGGAATACCGAATCTACGCCGCCTTCAATGGACGAATGCCCGCGTAAGGAGTTACCTGCCCGCNNTGATCAAGGCCAGCGTGGCTTTCAGATCCTCCGCAAGTTTCCGGATGTTGTACATGACCGTGTCCATTTCGCTGGAGTTTTCGTCTTTTACCCGCGCGGCGCGAAGCAAGGTGTCCAGGACGATCAGGGGTCTCACCAAGCCCGTACTGGCAATAAAGCTGGTCAGATCGGTCATGTACCGCGCGCTGATTGCCCGGATGTCGGGGTAAGGCATGTAGAAGAACGGTGTTGAAGCGTCCGCTCCATATACTGAGCCAAATGCCCTCATGCGCTCCTCAACCACGTCTTCACC